CCAAATACAACAGCAGTAATCTGTTCATCACTAGTTGGCTCTACTTTCAATGCTAGTATGATAGCTGGCATCATCAGTATGATTGCAACTAACAACAATGGTTTGTTTGTTTTCATAATGATTAGTGTTAATAATTAGTAATGTAATGAGATGAATAATCTCAATATATTTAATGTTGATAATGAGCAGGATTATCATTAACTCTATCAACTTTAGGCGGGGGTAGTCAATCAAGTTTAACATGACCGGGGGTTATACTCACTAGCCCCACTATCACATTAATAAACTTAATTATCCCTATCTCTATCTCTATCCCTATCACTATCCCTATCCCTATCCCTATCCCTATCACTTTTATCATCATTATCTTCACTACCATCTTTATTACTCTCATTACCATTTCATTCATTATCATTCTTATTATTTTCATTAGCCCCACTATCACATCAATACATTCAATTTTTCAATCATCATCATTATCACTATCATCATCGTCATTATCCTTATTATTACATTTATCTTCATTATATTTATAACCTTCTTTTTCAATACTATCATTTTCATCTTTATCATCATTATTAATTCTTTTACTTTCATCATTACCAATCCAAATCAATTTTACCAGTATCAACTTCTTCTGCTTCAATTATTTCAGTTTCATTATTTTCATTATTTGCTTTATCTACATTATTCTCATTATCATCATATAAATAATCAAGTTCACTTTTATATACTTGTTTATTTTTAATTATAATACAATTATCATCTTTAACTAATCCTATTCTATCTATATAATTAACATTATTATCAAGTTTTATTTTAGAATCATCAAGTTTACCTTTAGTAATGATTTCATGAAATTTATTAATATCACCTTTAAATATAACTCTAGGATTAACTTCAAACATACTACGTTTATCTGTTCTACGAATAATATTAAGTTTTTCTAATGTAACAATAGCATTAGCAAAATCTCGTTTATTACATCCACTTCTAATTCCATTTCTACAAACAGCATCAAATAAATCCTTACTAATTTTAACAACATTAGAATTAAAACAAATAGTATAATTAATAAAATAAAAAAGTTCATGAAGAATTATACTTCTTAATTCAACTATTTCTCTCCAAGCATTAATACCAACATTAGAATAATATCTTTTAATAATTTTACCTGTATCAAAACATTCCATACGTCCAGTACCACATAGATATTTTTTATTATTATTTTTAACATCAATATCAAAAGTATTAGGTATAATAATACTTCTATCATTAGCTATATCTTTATTAATAGCATCAATAACAAGTTTATTATAAACTCGACTAGGTTTAAAATCTTCTTTAAAAGTCATAACAATAATAGTATTAAGTTTAACATAAAAATATATTACTCTAGGAAATTAGCGAAATGTATTCCATAGATGGAATAACTTTCGTGCACAAAGGTAGTCATTTTTGCCACTTAATTTGCATACTGATGAGGAATTAGGTATTCAATATGATACATAATATGTATTATAACTTATTGATAATCAATGTATTATAATTACTATAAAGATATATTATATAGATATATTATATAGATTCGCTGTGACCCGCTTCGAGCTTCGCTCTCCGCTAGACTCCCCTTGGAGGATGGATATAATCAGTATCAATCATATCAAGTTAATCATTATCATTATCTCTATTAATATCATTAATACTAATATGATTAAGTCTAACTCATCTTCATCCTCCACGGGGAGTATGACTTGCATATTTATAATCATATAATCCTCTACGATTGAAATGTTAAAAATAGTTTTTCTCTTGGTAGATTCATTCAAACTCTTACATTTGCTAAAAACAATTAAGTTATGGGTAAAGATAAAAGTGAAACTAAACCTAAATACACTAGAGAATTTCATAGTGGAGAAAGGAATAAAAAAGAAGTTAAAGTTCCTAGCAAACTTAAACTTGGAAATATTGGCATTGATAGTATTATTAAAACTAAATAATTTAGTGTTATGATTAAAGTTGAAAGTAAATTTAAAGATTTTGGTATTAAAATACCTACTGACATTAGCGAAATAACAAGTGAAGCACTTGACGCTATTCTTACTAATGTAGTTATTGCTAAACATTATTGTGTTGTTGCTCTTTGCCAAAATGAAAGTTTGTTCGGTGTTATTAATAGTAAAGTAAGTACAGTTGAGGTTATGCCAATTATTGCTAAGATTAGTAAAGAAGATGCTGAACTTATTGGTATGAACCAAATGGATAAGATTATTATTGACCGTTCTACTCTTGAACGTGGCTATCATCTTTATCTTAAACATAATGTTCTTAGTCCTCAATTTGTTAATAAATATATTACTAATGATACTGAACTAACTCGTTCTATTACTGTTGGTACTTTTGGACAAAATCAAGGATATACAAAAGGACAAAAAGTTTGGTTTGTTGAATTTAAAGTTATAGCTATTAATGATTTAAGAGCTGCTATTACTGATAAACATAAAGCTATTAATCCTTTTGTTTATCATTCTGCTGAAAAAGCTAATTAGCCATTTCGTCTAAATAATCGAACTCTTCTTAAAACTACTTATGTATAATTTAAAATTATAGGTACTTGTGTTCTTGTTTATAGTAGTAATCTAAGAAGAGTTCTTAAACTTTCAATTATGGATTTTAAGACTAATACTAGTTTTAATATAGCTAATACTAGTTCTCATGAAGATTTTGATGATGATTATATTCTTATCTATAAAGATATAAATAATATATTAGATGATATTGGGTTTCAAGGTGATGATAGAATACTTTGTAAATCTATTATTGAAAGTCTTGAAAAAGAAGCTAGTATTAATATACGAAAAGATAAATGTGTTGCTATTCCTCATATTGGTACTATTCAAAAGAATTGGTATCGTTCCAAACTTATTAGTCATTATAAAGACTTTAAAGAAGCTAGAAAAACTATGACTAGAGAAGAGTATAAAGGATATACTGCTAAAGTTATGGAAGAAGAAAAGCAAAAACATTATGAAGAAGAAGAAAAGATTAAAACTGAATATAAGTTTAAAAAGAAACTTCTTCCTACTTGGATTAAACTAAGTAAAAAACATAGTGCTGCTTATGCTAATCTTTGGTTATATGCTATTAGTCAACTTGAAATTATTGAATTTGATGAAGAAGTAGAAGAAATATATGAACGGTTTGGAATTGGATTGGATGCTGACCATAGATGAAACTGGTATGCCAAAAGCTCCTACACTTAAACAACTTCTTGATAGAGATGTTAGTCTTCTTTATACTAGAGATAAATCTCCTAATAAAGAGATGTATGTTAAAGAAGTTGGAGTTATTTATTATCTTGGTGACCCTAAAGGTCCGTGTCTACAAGAAGGTCTTAGTGAAAAAGAAGCTCTTAAGAAAGCTATTGAAAACTTTGATTTACCTAAAAATTATCAACCTGATATTCTTGTTTGGAAACTTATTAAAAGATATTATAATCAAAAAGCTGGAGCTGGTATGGAAGCTGTACTTAATATTAAGCGTGGTATTCATAATGTTGCTTTAGCTGCTAGTAAATTAAATGAATTGTTGAATGACAAGTTATCTGATGGTGCTAGTCTAGAAGATGTTCCAGTTGTTATTGGTTATATGAAACAAATTAATGATTTAGCTAATCAGTTTCCAAACACGATTAAAGCTCTTAATGTAGCTGAAGAAAATCTTCTGTATGAACAAGAGAATGTTGCTGGTAGAGGTGGTGTTGAAATTACTAGTAGTATGATTGAGGAATAAGCTGATGCTAATCTACTCCATCCTCCACGGGGAGTCTAGCGTAGGCACGTAGTGCCGAAGCGGGTCCAAGCTAGTGTTGAACTTAATAATGTTAATATGGAACTTAGAGATAAAAGATATAATGATATTAGACTTATTTTTCATGAAGAAGAACATAAATATAATGATAGTCTAGGTAATGATTATATTTCAACTACTACTATCCTTCATAATTATGCTCCAAAGTTCGATAAGAACTATTGGTTGAGAAAGAAGTCTAAAGAACTAGGAATAAGTGAGAAGAAACTAGAGGAACAATGGTCAACTATTACTAAAGAAGCTTGTGAACGTGGAACTAATACTCATAATGGTCTTGAAGATGGTGTTAAAGGGGCATCTATGTTTCAACAAGCTATTAATTATCTTGATAAACGTGAAGATGGTGTAATGGTTACTATTGCTGATATTCCAAATTTTGGTGCTAGTTATAAGTTACTTAATCTTAAAGATTTTATTGAACTTACTAATAATCGTTATCCTCTTATTTATGATGCGTTTAAAATGTACACTGAAAGAGGATATAAGATTTATAGTGAGATTGGTATGTTTCTTATAGATTGGTTAATTAGTGGAACTATTGATATTCTTCTAGTTAATGAAGATACTAATTGTGCTGTTGTAGGCGATTGGAAAACTAATCGTGGTGGATTAAGATTTAGTAGCGGTTATTATAAGAAAGATAAAACAGTTAAACCTGCACAACAAACTAATGTTTGGGTTAATAAAGATGAACGACTTTTAGCTCCTCTTAATCATCTTCCTAATTGTAATGGTGCTATATATAATCTTCAACTTAGTATGTATGCTTTTGCTGTTGAATATATACTTGGTTTAACTATTAAAGGTATTTGGTTATGTCATATTGATAGTGATTTTGAACTTAATGAATATGGTATGCCAAAAAGATTTTCTGATGGTCTTTATCATATTAAAGAAAATCCTGTTGAAACTACTAAATTCTTTACTATGAATTATCTACGTGATGATATTAATAAAGTTCTTAAAGATAGAGAATTACAAATTAAAGCTAGTAGTGTTCAAACTCAATTTAAACTTGCTATATGAAATTAAATAAAGACAATTTAATTGGAGTAATTATTGGTTTTATTGTTTTAGTTATATTTGCTATTTGTTTATCTAGTGGATGTGCTAAACGTATTACTCCAGTTCCTGAAATTCGTTATGTTCCTGTTACTGATTCTACTGCGGTTAATGAATTAGTTCTAACTAAAGAATTACTTCGTAGAACTCAAGATTCTCTTAACGCTTATAAATCTGATACTACAATTAGTGCTGATTATTTTGTAGCTAAATATAAACTTGAACGTATTAGATATTATAATGATATTGCAGGTAAAGGAAATAATATAAAATTTCTTAGAGGTTGGATTCGTAGAACTCTTGAAAAATAAAATATTATGTATATTATTAATCGTAGAAAAAATATAAGATTAATTGGCGATGAACATCATATTGGTGATGACTTTGAATTTGTGATTTATAAAGTTCAAGTTAAAGTTCTTTGGTTTTGGGTTACAATTAAAGAATTTGATGAAGATGAATATTATGATGCTGTTGATTGTTTTAGATATTGTACTAATCCTTATATAAATTAAATTATGGCTTACTTTGGAGATGCTTTTAAAAAACTATCTATTAAAGAAGGTGGTTATGTAAACGATAAAGATGATGCTGGTGGAGAAACTTATAGAGGTATCAGTCGTAAATATAATCCTACTTGGCAAGGTTGGACTATGATTGATTCTTATAAGAAATATTATACTGTTGGTAGTAAAGAATTTAAATCTAAACTTGATAATGATGTTCAGCTTCAGAAACTTGTTTGGGAAAAGTATAAAATAGGTTATTGGGATGTATTTGAACTTGATGATTTTAATAGTCAGAGAGTTGCTGAACAATTATTTGATACTAACGTGAATTGTGGCCAAGTTGCTGCTATCAAGATGGCTCAAAGAGTTCTTGGTCTTAAAGAAACTGGTAGATGGAATCTTGATTTACTTAATAAACTTATAGAAATAAAAGATTAACTTAATACTGTATAGAATTATGAAGAAGATGCTGATAGCAATATTTATAATAGCGATTATCAATTTATGTGTTACTATGTATTTATCAATAAGTCGTTTTAGTGTAGAAGTCAATTCATATAATAAAAGTGACACCGCTATTAATCATGTTCGGATTGATTCTATACAGTTAGTTATAACTGAAAGAGAAAGTATAGTTTATAAACTTAAAGAACATGAAAAAGATATTGAAGATAAAGTTATTAGTCTTAATGATAGTGCTACTTGGGAGTTATTCAAGAAGTTGGTGTCAGAGTGAGATTGATAATATAGTGCATCCTCCACGGGGAGTCAACACTACTGATACAAATGTTCTTGTCCCTATTAATATGATTAAGATTGCTAATACTAAGATTATCAAAGCTAAACTTTATAAAGATATTATTAACGAACAAGATAGTATAATTAATCTCCATAAGATTAAATATAATGCTCTTTATAAAGA